GATCTCGTCGAGGAATGCGGTGATCCAATTACCCTTGACCAGCACGATCCCACCGCGAGCCGCTTCCTTGGCCGATGGAAGTGCCCGCTGATACTTGCCGCCGGTGTGACTCTCTTCGACCACGTGGAAATCCGATAAAGCCAGTCGTGTATATTGGTTGATCCGCTTGCCCGCCGATCCCGGTTCGCGCTCCAAGATAATCGAGACATCCTGCCCGTCGGTCTCGGCTGTCTGCTGCTGGATCGTGTCCAGCTCGTCAGGTCCCCACTGACCACGGATCACGGAATCGACATAATACTTGCCGTCAATCTTGTGCATCCGCAAGCCCACCGAATGATCACCGCCACCACTGGTGGCTGCGGTGTCCCATGACCGGACTGAGAGGCGTTCACCGTCTGGCAATTTGTCCACCGATTGGAACCAGTGCCGTTTGTAGAGAGTCCCGCCCGGTTCAACGAACTCGCCACCAAGTTCCTGCCGTTGCCAGTCCGCGGAGCCGATTGACGAGACGGACGAAACGAAGTCGTCGGGGTTGAACAAGTTGCTTGCGGAGGTGGCTGTGGTGACGGAAACGTGAGCCTTTTTGACGAGATCATAAAGCCAGTGTCGTGTGCCCCTGGGCGTGCTGGTCATCCACGCTTGACCGGGTGATTGCCTTAAGCGACCGATCGCGATAAGCCATGTCTCTTCATCCATCATCGCCGCTTCGTCCATCCAGACCCACCCCAAGTTAGGACCACGGAGCCGGTCGGGGTTGTCAGCCGATCGCCAATAAATCGTCCGGTTGCCCTTGAGCACCATTTCATAATCGCTTTTGTTAAACGATTCGATCAGTCCCGCAGGTCGTGCGATCTCTAAAAACGCTCGTAGTGAAGCGGTCCGGAGCATGGGGAATGTTGGAGCCAGTACCATGCCGGTGCTGTTGGACGGCATGGTGAGTACTTTTAACGCTCCTGCAAAGGTCTTGCCTGACCCGATCCCGCCGACGAATGCTGTAAACTTCGATTCGTCAGCCCAAAATTGCTTCTGTGGGTCAGTCGCCTGAAGTAATGTTTTCTTTGCCATCGGTAACTTCCGGTTTGGGTAACTCGACCAAGATGCCGTAATCGTCGGTGTTCACCGGCTCCACGGATATCGGTAACGGAACTTTACCGTCCAGCCGATCCCAGATTGCCGCCCAGTACCGGAAGTCGCCCTCCAATGCCATCTTCAAGCCCTTCTGCACCATCGCCCGCAGGAGTTCGGGCTTGGCGTCCAGCTCCGCTTCAAGGGCGATCTGGAGCGGCTTTTTGGCACTACGGCCAGCGTTGCCGGATACGCCCTTGGGCCACGGTTTAAGGTTCTGAAGGTTCGGTGGCATGCGTCACTACACTTTCACTGGTTTTAGTGGCGGCGTAAGCCACTGGTCAATTACAGCCTTTGCAACGACTTCAGTCATCTTCGGTGGCACGCTCATGCCAATCATATACTTGCCGATCTTGTCGGTTTTTGCTTGGTAGTCGTCAGGGAATGAGCCTAGGCGTTTCCACTCTCGGAAAGAAAAACTCCGAAGTTTAGCCCAGTGCATAAGTAAATGCGAACCAGTTGTCAGGGTAGAAGATGGCATTTGAGGATCTATTTTGAGATGGCCAAAGAATGAAGCCTTTCCCCTCATCTTCATGCAGACCGCAGAATATGATTCACCTGGCGTTGTCCATTTCCAGAAACGCACATCTGTTGCAGTTCCTTGAGTGTCTTGAATTTCATTTTCCGTCAACTTTTCAAAGTCTTTTATTGCTTCACCCACGCTGATCCACCGGTTTTGCGGTTTTAACGTTAATTGCTTTGCCTGAATATCATCACGAACAGCACAAAAGAAAACTCGCTCGCGTCTCTGTGGAACGCCACAATCAGCCGCGTTAACCAGAAATAATTGCGGACGATAGCCGATTTCTTTGAATCGCTGCATCACCATTTTGGTGTAACCTTTGGCGTTCCCAAGGATCATCCCTTTGACGTTTTCGGCAATTGCGACTTTCGGTCTGAGTCTGTTAACCAAGTCCAGATAGTCGAAAAACAGGTCAGACAACACTTGTTTTTGTTGCCCTTCCCGAAAGTGCTTATCCTTGCCCCATGACTTTTCTCGACTGCCGGCCATACTGAATGTTGAACACGGTGGCGAGCCGTCGAGGATATCGAGATTGAACAGTTCATCAGGTAGGTCGGTTGTAATCAGATCGCGGATTGGGCACAGGTAGTATCGTTTAGGCTTTAGATTCAATTTGTAGTGGTAAGCCATTTCAGGGTCGATATCATTTGCCGCTACAATTTCGCATCCTGCTCGCTTATAACCCATAGACGAACCGCCGCCACATGCAAACGTACTCATCACCTTGATTCCGTTTTTGGGAACCGTATCAAGGTAATCAAGCGTCCAAGCGCAATCAGGCTTTTGGATTGAACTCGAATCCGCATTTTGGACATCGGCATTCAAGGCTGAACTCGTTTTCGTCAATTTCCTTGGTTGATGATTCCGGAGCGTCTGCCCCAAGCAACTCACTCCCCAACCCCTCCACCAACGCATCAATCTCGCTCTCGTTATACCCCGCCGCCGTGGTATCGAACTCCTCCGATTGCAACGCTCGCAAGGTCTCAGCCAGCGCCGTGGTATCCCACTCGGCCAGTTCTGCCGTCCGGTTGTCAGCGATAGCGTAAGCGGTGGCAGCCGACCCGGTCAGCGACGATTCGACCACCTTAATATCAGTCCATCCGAGCTTAACGGCTGCCATGTAGCGACCGTTGCCGGATAGGATGATGCCCTTGGAGTCGATCACGATCGGGTGTTGCTGGCCAAACTTGCGTAAGCTGGCAACGATCGCATCAATGTTCCGCTCGCCGTGCTTTCGCAGGTTCGCAGGGTCTTGAGATATCGAACCGATGGCAACTGTCTTGATCTTCATGCACGGTCTCCGTAAGTAACCAACGTAACTATCTTACCACCGATCCCACCGAAATCACACACCACCTGCCACGGCCACCCGTGACATCATGAACTCGTGATACTTGGCAACCGCAAACGCCGATCGCTTGTCCGTTGCTCCCCTCAGCAGGTAGAGTGGATCACCCTTTTTACCGGACGGCCCGTAGATTGACTCTAAGCCAGCTCTCAGTGTCGCGTCAGTGAGTTTACCACCGGCGGTGATCCATTGACCGTAATCACGCCGAGTGTAGACGGTGAGCGGTATTTGCTCGTACTCGGCTGTAACTTTCACCATGCCGATAAACTGGCTGGTAGCATCCGATGACTTCCCGAATTGATAAGAAATAAAATCTTCAATCGCAATCTCGCAGTGCCTAGCCCATCCGGATCGCAACGTTCGGCGAAGTTCGTCGTTACAGATTTTGTCAGCCGACATGATATTTGGCAATTTGATATTGGCCGTGCCAACAATCGGTCCGATGACGCAGATTCCAGAATGCGTGCTGCCGGGGTCGATTCCGATGATGGTCATGCGTCTGACTCCTCCACTCGACTGATTTCCCAATCGAGGTATTGCCGTGCTTTTTTGAGATCCTGCAACTCAGTCCCTTTGTACGGCGCTCGCATGACATATTTAAGGATGTTGCCACGATAAAACGTCTCGAAAGCGCAAATCTCGATTGGCTCAATTCCGCTCGGATGGCTTGTGTAGTGCTTTGGACGTTTGATCGGGTCGTCTTTGATTAACGTGTAGTGAGTCGGATTTGGTCCGGTCGTTTTCTCGCGTTCAAGGTGGCTGGTGATTTCAGCCCCGAAAGCCGACGAAAGTGCGTCTAGGTGCGATGTCATGCGATCGGCCTCCAGTGAGTGACAATCCAGTCCTGCGGGTCCAGTTCAGCCTTGTCGCAAACGATCGCTTGTTTGTCAGCGTCCCAGAACGGGTTGTTGGCCTGTGACCAACACCAGTCGCTGTAGGTCTCCGGCTCCGCCTCGCGGGTGGCCAAAAACTCAAACCCCTCGGTTGTCCGAACCACGATTAGTAGGTAAGGCGGCGGCAGTTTATCGGGCGAGCCGTCCAGGGTGATCCACACCGGAGTCATCAGGTTGTAGGTGGTCAGTGCCGCAGCCTTGGCTTCGCCGTGCTCTAGGCTGGCGATAAAATCAAGCGGTGTCATTTGTTGGCTCCTTCCAGAGCATGCGTGACCTCGTTAGCCTGAATCTTCTGGATCATGGCGAGTAGTAGGATTGTGGGAATCGTGATGCGTTCCCGTTTGTTTTCCAGTTGCATGGTTGCAATACGCTTCCAATCGCCAACGACTTGCGGCGTTAGTAGTTCTTTCTCAAGCGGTGTCATCGTGCCGAAGCCTCCTGTAGCGGTGAAAAATCTGCCAATTGCGGATCCAAGTGGCACATCCACTTGAGATCACGAGCGAATTGCAACAGGTCGGCATCGTTCGGCTTGTCTAAAACAAACCAAGCCAGCTGCCCGCGGCGGGTGAATAATATCTCTGTCCGTTGCGAGCGGGGGTCCAGATAGGCCGCAAATCGCTCGTAACCGATCTTTTTATCTAGCACTAATTGCAGTGCATCCCGCAGTGAAACAAGCGTTTCACCGCGAAAGTGTCGGTCATTTTCCAGCGCAAAAAGGCTGATCAGGGGATTGTCGATAGTAGTCTGTCCCTCACATCTAGTTCCAATGTGTCCACCGCGTCTGGGTCGTTCAGCACCGCATCATCACCGTATCTTGCGAGTGCAGCCGCATCGTATGCCGCCGCCGCTTCCTTCGCTGTGTAGTAGCCGTGCCGATGGTTTCCATTGCCGACATGGACGGCGAAAGACCGGTGCGACCTGCAATAACTGATTCCGATCGTGCCGCCGCTTCTGATTTTGTGTTGCTGGTAATGCTCAACGATCGTCCCTAGCCGCCTGATCAGTTCGCCGCTGCCTGGCACCTCGGCATCAAGGTCCCGATCGTCGGGGAAGGTGCTGTCAGGGTTCTCTCGTTTGTGCTGACAAACGATCGCGATACGTTGGTTTGTCGCGCTGGTGAGGGTCATGGTTTTCACCTCCCAATGTTTGCTGGCTTCAACATTTCCGTGGGCGATACCCTGACCGCTTTCAGCGCCATATATTGAGCGGATAATTTGCGAGAATCCAAGTCGAATTCACGCCGCTTTTGTGACGAGAAATAACTGGTGTCCACGCCTTCCATCCCGGCAATGGCTCGTTTGTATTTGCGATACCCACTCCTCTGACGCTTGCAATTGTGCTCGTAGGCTTCCAGATCGGTCAGGATTTGCACCGTGCCCTTGTAAGCCTTGACGGTCCATTGCAGGCCGATCCGGTGCAGTTCCTTTTCGACCATGCCCGCGAGTTGCACATCCGGCGGCATCGCGCCGGTGTGGTCCTCGTTCGGATCCACCATCATGATTTTCGCGACCTCATCAGATTCGATGATGTCGCCCTTGGACAGATCGGTCACAAAGTTCAAGTCTGCCACGCTGCACCTCCTGTTGATGTTTCAATTCCAGAACCGTCGAATCCGCATGGGCAAGTATTTCGTTGCCACATGCGGCCCTTGCCATGCCATGCCTTGCCTCACCGAGCCGGGCCGGGTCTCGCCATGCAAATCCGCACCGATAGGATTTCACTACCTTGTGCGGCCCTTGCCAAACCATGCCAAGCCCTGCCTCGCCCTGCCTCGCCGTGCCTAGCCAAACCCCGCAAATCCGCACCGATGAATATCTCGTCATCGTGTGCGGCCCTTGCCATGCCCAACCGTGCCTAGCCTAGCCATGCCATGCCTAGCCATGCCTAGCCGTGCAAATCCGCACTGATGAGTATTTCGCCATCAAGTGCGGCCCTTGCCTTGCCTAGCCGTGCCCTGCCGCGCCTTGCCCCGCCGTGCCACGCCAAGCCCCGCCCCGCAAATCCGCACCGATGAATATTTTCGTCATCATGTGCGGCCCATGCCGTGCCGTGCCGCGCCGCACCTGGCCATGCCTCACCAGACCTCGCCGCACCTCGCCACGCCTTGCCAAACCTCGCCGAACCTAACCGTGCCACGCAAATCCGCACCGATAGGCTTTCACTACCTTGTGCGGCCCATGCCAAACCGTGCCTCGACACGCCATGCCTGGCCTCGCCCAACCTGGCCAAACCTCGCCCCGTTAGACAGTCTTGACATCAGTAACCTCAAACAGCCCAAACTTAGGCCGGTAGTCACCGATTCCGATGAATCGTCCCGAAGTCTCCAAAATTGATTTGAAAGTGGATACGTCCAGATCGGACAGCATCGCCTCGAAAGTGCAGTTCCATGTTGCGAATACAGGCCTGTAACGCATGATCCGAGATCGGCTGATCATCACACCGCGAACATCGCGATACTTTGGGAGTGCCCAAAAGTCATCCGCCGTAGCCTTTTTGCCTGCCGGATGGTCGTGAACCAGAGTCGGATTGTCGTTGATCAGGATAGAAGCCTTGGCAATCTGGCCTTGTTTCGATCGCTTGGCACCGGCCACACAGCAGGCTTCCAGCATCGTGCCGAGAATGACTGGCTTTTTGGCATCGTCGCAATAAAACGAGGAATACCAGTCGATCCGTGCTAGTTCGAGATGGTCGGAATCGGTCTTATTTTTCTTGCCGCTGACAGCTTTTCGAGCCTTGGCCCACTCGGATAGTGGATCGGCACCAGCTGCACTGTGCATCAATAGGGGACGAACACCTCGGATATTGACTTTGACCGTTGAAAAATCGCTCATTTGTTGAACCTTGCCTTGTTACTTAGTTACCGCAATCCTCTGCTTCCGCTCCCACACTTCCCGCCGATCGACAATGACCGCCGGTGGGGCCACGAAACCTAACTTGACCGCACCGTCCCGAGCCTCAGCCACGACGATCGTGACCGTGTATCCGTTTACCGTTATGATGATCTCTTCGTTGACATTCCGTTTTAGCACTAGCATCGTTGTAACCTCCATGTTGTGAGTGCCGGGGGTGATTGAAGCCCCCGGCGCGAGTATGAACGGTCAACTCCCCTTGGTATCCTTGTGAGTTCGACAGGCTGATTGCCCATGAACAAACTCGAATCAACCAACTAGGAGTCAGTCAGCAGGGTGGATTTACCCCCTGACAAGCCGCTGGCAGGAATCGAACCTGCCCGGGGGGGTTAGTGCCCCTCAGACCACTTAACGGCGGATGCAGCCCCGCTTGGTAATCGCTCAGGTCCCAGCCCCGATCGCTCTTGCCCCTCTCATGAAGGGGCGGGTGGTAAGGATTCCACCGAGCCACAATTGCCACCGCCTAGAGATGAAATCGGAGCAGATAGCGGCTTACGGGACTGATCTTATGTCAGCTGTTCCGGGTGGGCTGTCCAGTGACGACTTGCCTGGGACTCCTCCACCAAAAACTCGTTCCCGTCCTTGTCAGAACCGAGCGAGACAATGCGATCGTAAGGGTGGTGGTTCATCAACCGCACAATCTCATCAGGATCTGCGTCAGGGTCGGCGGCCAGGTTGCGAGCCAGTGCCAGTTCGGTTTCCTTGCGAGCATAGTCAAGGCCGAACTTGTACTTGCCAGCACGCTCAGGCCAGTCGCGAACCAGCTCGGCTTCCTTCGCAAGAAATCTCAATTCGCGGTCAGCCAGAAATGTTTCGGCGGCTGTAAACAGCGGTGCTTTCATTGTTGCGGTGGTCATGATTGCACCTCGTCCGAGCCGTTAACGTAAGACTGAAATGGGATGCGGTCCGGTGTCTTAGACTCCATCCATCGCCATTGCCACCGGACATCAGTCATGGCTCGCGAGACCAATTCCGGATCGGTCTTAGGGTCGTCAATTGCCATCTGGACACGCTGTGACAAGCGGTCGATCTCGGTTTTTAGCAGCTCTAAATCAGTGTTCATTTTACTTACCTTTCAAATGTATGGTGAAAAATCCCAGGCTGGCTGCGTATGACCAGCCTGGGCGACCGTCCGTGGGTCAGAATGGGATATCATTGGTGCTATCAACCGACTGTAGGGCTATGTGCCCGTTGGTTTGCGTCTCGTCGATAACAACGGATGAGGTAGGCGTCTGTTGTTGCTGGTGGCCAGCAAGCGACCCCTCGACTGATGCTTTAGCTTTATTTTTAATCCAATCGGGCACTTTCGTATCCAAAAGTTGGAGATCGTCAGTTATCGACCACCAAAACACGTCGGATTTTGGACTGAATTCCTTCGCCGCAGGTCTGAGCTTGCTAACCTTGATATAATTCTTACCCTTTTTCGACTTTTCGAGGTCTAGGTATATCTTGCAATCCCTGCCAAGCAGGTCCTCAAGTTGTAGCGTGCTTTGGTTAAACTTGTCTTCTAACCACCCCCGGATCAGCTTGCCGAGATTCGCTTTTTCGCCGAGTGAATAGCTCATCTCGCTAGTGGTTACGACGTGATTCTTTTCAGATCCCTCTCCAGTGCGACAGTCTACTTCAAAGGCCAAAATAACCTTGTGTACTGGCCCCTGCTTTTTCCCTGAATCATCAAGAAAATCTGACTCTATCCTGCCAATGTGATAAATCCTGATCAAAGCTGCTGGGTAGTTACCTTCGGGGATGAGCACTCTGTCGCCATCGCGACCGGACATTTGTGGTAGTGGCATGATTGTTACCTGATTCTTTGTTTGTTTAGTCTGAATAGTTTGGAACGGTTGAAAACACACCACGGCCAAATCCGATTCCGATTGGCCGTGGCTTTCGGTGCTACACCAATGAAGGTGTCTGGTTGGCGATCGCCTGTTTGCACAGAGCAATTGCGTGATTGATAAAGTGCGGCTGAACGGCTGGGGCGCCATATTCAAGCCACTCTAACTGTCCGGTGAGCCAGTTCAGTTCACGACCGGATTCTGCGGCGGAGATGATTCTCAAAATCCACCTGCAGTCATTATGCGATTCCATCGTTCGCTCAAGTCGAGACTCAAGCGCTTTTTTGATGGTCTTTTGTGTCTCGTAATTGCGAGCGGCATAATCACGCAGCTCGGCCTTTATGTTTGCTGTGTCGAGTTCGTTGATCATGGCTTGGCACCTCCCAGCATGTTTTCAGCGGCTTCAACTTCAGATCGGAGCACGCCAATATCACAGGAGGTCATTGCCTCGCCATCGGGCAGCGATAGCGGGATGTGTGCCGCCCAAGTGAGCGTGGTGAGCTGGTTTTTGAGGCGGATGATTTCGATATCACGATTGTCTATTCGCTCCTGCAACTCGAGTAACCTGGAACCGGTAGACCCTGAGGGGAATGGTTCCATATCCAAGAGCAACAGTATTTCTTCGAATGTGTAATCTTTGCGTTCAACGGTCATCGTGTCACCTCCGTCAACCGACTTCGCAGCCGTGCGATGGTGACAGCAGCGTGCGACAGATTGGCCGTGTGATCATCGTCCAATAAGGCCGATTCGATCGTGATGAGTAGACGCTGTTCAGACTGAAAAGCGGTGTCCAGGAGTCGAGCGGTTTGCTCTTCCTCTCGCTGGCGGGACGATTCAAAACGCTGCTGAAGTTCGTTTGCCATTCGCTCCCTCTCGATCCATTGGTCATCGTAATCACGCAGGCCAGCCGTAAGGCGGGCGTGGTGGTCTGCGGATAGGTCTTGATCTAACGTGCTGTTCATTGTGTTGTGCTCCGCGAAGAGTGTTACTTACTGGGCTGTTTTACTTACTGGATTCAGGCTTCTTCCCCTGATGTAATCAATATATCAATCTATCTATCTATAGTCAACATCTATTCCAAGATTTCTTGAAATATTTTTTGATAGCTACATGCGATATCATACAAGGTAGGGGTGCAAGGTAGGGGTTCGATCCGTCCGATTATCGTGTAACTTCCTATGTGGTAAAGGAATTAAAAAACAAGGTAGGGGTAGGTAGGGGTATGGAAAAAGTTCACTCACGGATGTGCGTGCGTGTGTGCGTACCTGTGCGTGCGTACGTGTAGATGACTCTACACCCCTACCTTTTTATAATACCCCTAGTAAATAAGTATAAAACCCCTACCTTTACCCCTACCTTTTCCTAACTACACCCCTACCACGACCCCTACCTGAGGTGCGAAGTTAGCCGCTAACTTTTTACAGATGTCGCACCTATAGGTAGACCTATAGGTATGACACCTGTAAACGAAAAAACACGGGTTTTACCGTGTTTTGATGGCCCGATCAACGGTTTTGGTGGACTCAGAAAGGCGACCCGGCAGGGATCACGATCCCATCGGCCTCATACTGGTGGTCAGATTCATCTTTGACTCGCAGGCCGATGTACCACGTCACGTTCTGGAGCCTCCGTGATGCCGCCTTAAGTTGCTCAACACGCTTTGTGAATAGTGGTATCGCCTTGTTCGATGCCAACACCACCGCACCATTCGCCACGGCCCACTTCTTATACAGCTCGTAGACCTGACTGGCTCGGATTCTGTCGGCGTCAGCATAGCCCGGTTTCGGCTGTGTGGTTAGGTTCTCGGAAAAGAATTCCCCAAGCCAATCGCTCGATTCCTGCACATCCTTTCCAGCGGCCTTGATCTTATCAGGAATGGCCAGCCCGAGCGATTGGTGCTGCCTGTAGCCCTCAAGCAACCAGTTCAGGATGCCGCTTGATTCCTCTTGGTGTAACACCTTTTCATATTCAGGCTGTCGTTGTTCTTCTGGTATGGTGACGGTCCACGGTACGAACGCCAGCCTACGCCAGATTCCTGAATCCTGCCCCACAATTGACGGCATGTGATTGGCAGCGATCGCGAATTTGTGAGTGGGGTTGAACGACCAAAAGTTCTCGTTCATTCGCCGAGCTGTGATGGAGCCATCGCCCAGGATCATTTTGATTTTGGATTCGTCCAGGGCGTCAGAAATATCAGTCTCGGATGCAAGGGCGAAACGGGCACCGTAAAGAGTGACCAGTTCCGCCGGGTGTCTGTCACCTTTGGTTTTGGCGATAAAACCGCGGGGCATTTTAGCGAAGTAAGTGCCCATCATCAGGCCAACGGACTCAAGGATGGTCGATTTGCCATTCGCACCGTCACCATAATTGACCACCGATTCGGCCAGCGTGCGACCACACAAGACAGTACCGAGCCAGCGTTGCAAAAACATTCGAATCTCAGGATCCGGTTGAACCTGTTCCAGTGTCGCGATGAATTTCGGACAGATTGCAGATGGGACAAATTCCACATCGGCCTGTTTGGTGGACATGAACGCGGGGTCGTGCTCGAGCAGCTGCCCGCTGATGAGATCCAGAACGCCGTTCTTCAGGTTCAGATAATCGACCTGGGCGTCAAACTGGTCAGGATAAGCCATGACCCTTTTATCGGACATCGCGATTGAGGCGGCTGATTTGATTTTTGACATCGAACCTAAATAAGAGTCGTCGCCGCTCGCAAATTCCTTGAATAGTTCATGGTGCAGGCACTGGGACTGAACCCAGACACCTTTGTCGCCGTCCCATGACGCCCATGTTTTCCATGATTCGATGTACCTGAATCTTTCACCAAACGCGGCGATAACCATTTCGGCGAATTTCAAGTCGGTATAGCCTTCCTCTGGTAAGGCTGAATCGGAATTGAGTGACGTGAGTTTTACCTTTTTACGGGTTTTTGTGGCCACGCCACCTTCCTCCGATTCTGCATGTTCCCTCCAAAGTGGTGCTGTAACACCCCTATCCCAAGCCCAACGGAACGTCTCAGACAACACGTAATCTGAGACTTCCGGTTTTGCCTCACGGTGGGCACTGGCAAGACTTTGATAGATGGTCTCTTCCATTCCCATCAAGTTCATGCCAGCCGCAAGACCGGCCATCAGTCGGCAGGTTTTGCGATACATCCCATGCCGTTCGCCTTCTCTCGCGTTCATGTTTCGTTTCGCGTGGTAGGCCAGTTCGTTCCGAAACCAGCCCTCGTCATCCTGTGATGCTGGACTTGCGGATCGTGCTCTGGCAACCATCGTTCGTGCCGGCGCTGCGGTTCGTGGTGTGACTAGTTCCAGTATTGCCAGTTCGACTGATTCCGGCATGTCGGCTGGTTCCTGCTCCATAGCAACAGCTTTACCCTCAGAAGGCGGGCAAGCGACTTGCATTTGAGCTTTGTTGCCCGTAAAGAATTCCACTTTTCCGCCGGATGGTAGCGGGATTTCCTGTTTGCCAGAATCCACCCAGGCAG